GCTGATGACGGTTTACTTGAGCGCTTCCGCGTATACAAAATAAATGTAAGGACGAAAGAGATAGCATGGTGCACTGAAACCCCCGACTCGTGGCTCGGTTATCTTGGGCAGGTGATGAAGATTCGTGTCGATAGCTCCGATACCCCTTATGTCGGAGTTGTTGGATATGGCAATATGCTTGAGGTGTTGGGCTATAACATTCATGTCGTAATCACGTATAAGAGCAATGGATTCGTCCTAGATCTGGTTACTATGCTCACAGGCAACTCTATGATGTACGACTTCTGGATTGACGAGGGCTTTGTTATCTATGATCGGGCTTACGGCGAGGTGCATACAGGATTTCTCTTTGCATGTGGAATCACAGAGAGAGTACATGGCCGCGCGGCACACTACGTACGATGGAAGAAGTTGTCCGATCCTGGTCTCTACAGTGACAGCGTGTTTGCCGATGATCGTGGGTGGCTGTATGGCTGGGACACCGGATTCAACTGTGTCCGCACCTACAACAACCTCATCTATGTAAGCGGCACGCGCCAACAAAACGCACCGAATCATATCATTCAAGTCTACAATGGTTGGGGTGAATTGATTGACGGGTTCGACTGTGGCCCAGAGCCGAATCCGCCTGATCCAGATTATCAACCGTCAGGATATGGTCACACGATGGACCAGAACGGTAGAATCCATCTTGTCGTGACAACGAATGGACAGGTCAACGGAACATTGTATACTTTGACGGCAGGAACCTTAACCGAAATAGAAGATAGCATTAGTGTGAGATGTTACGATGACGTTAATATCGTGGGTGACTTGAAGGCGTTTCCCCCGTTCGCTGATCCCTACGATGCCAATCCGGTAGATATTATCCTCGACCTGTTGACAAACATTAGATATGGGGCTGGAATGCCGGGCGAATATATCAACAGCGAGTCATTCTCGGCCATCCGTAAATATTGCCAGGAGGAGGACCTGCTAATCTCCGTCTCGATCAATTCGTCACGACCCATCATCGATTGGATTCAATTCATATGTTCACACTTTGGCGGATTTCCGTATTGGGTCGGCGGTCAACTGTATCTCGGTGCTTGGCGGAACGAAGACCCGGTATTTAGCATAACGCGTGATCATCTGGTGGTGGAGGAAGATGGTATTCCGGTCCAGATCAAGAAGCGTGACTATTCCCAGAGCATCAATCACATCGAACTCGGCTGGCAGAACCGAGATGACGAATATGGCCCGTGCATGACTCCATTTCGCGATGATGTAGATATAAGACTATCCGGTAAACGCAGGAAGCAACAAATTGCTCTGCCTGGGATCAAGCGGGCGGAATTGGCCACCAAAATGGGATGGCGGTACCTCATCGATTCTATGTACCGGTTCTCGATGTATACATTCAAGCTCGGCGCTAAGGACATGCTGCTCACGCCCGGAATGGTTGGCTTGATCTCCGATGGATTCCGTTTGACTGACCAGCGGATCCGCATCACGAGCATCTCGGAAGGAAAAGAAGGGATCGGGCTCGAAATCGAGGCCGTAGACGATATCAGCGACCTCTACCCCGATCTCTCGGGCCGACAGATCCAGACGACCTTGCGAGTGCCGGAATACGTACCCACTCTTGCCGATCTGGAAGATGGCACGGTGACGATAGCGGAAAGCGACGAGACGAACGAATTGAGTCTATCAATCGCTCCAGGTGGTGAGTATACAGATGGCTGGCGGGTCTATCTGTCGTGGGATGGCGAGACGTATGAAATATATAATCTGGTGACCGCCGATTCATTGATAGGTGGCGAGGCCAACAGCATCGGAACGATCTTGACAGCCCTGCCCGCGGAGGCGGCTACGATATGGCGACCGGATCAAAGTCTGACGGTCGACATCGGAACGATAACCGACTTGAGGACCGACGTTACCGCAGACGAGTTTTTCAATGGGCGATCTCTGGCAAAAGTGGGGGATGAGATAATCGCGTTTCGAACCGCCACTGAGACGGGTACCGAGGGCCAGTGGATTATCACCGATCTTATCCGTGGGCTTTATGGCACGACGCCGGTTGCCCATGCGGTTGGGGAGAGATTCGCCACTCTGGACTCTGATATTGACATCCCGTTCGCCACTAGCGATATCGGACGGACGGTCTATGTCAAAGTCCTAACGGCGTATGGCAACCTGTCGCAATCCTTAGCGGACGTAGAGGCGACGGAGTACGTTATTAGGGGTCTGGCCGTTCGTCCACTGGGGGTGAGCCTGGTGCGTCTGACGAGCGATGAGATGGAAGGTTGGGATAATAGCTACTCCGGGGACTCGATTACGCTTCATTGGGGCCTCCCGGGCCGCGATGCCGGCTACGATCTAGGTGGGTATGATGGGGGTGGCACGTGGGCCTGGGGTGACGACGAACTCGAGCTGACCCCCCAGAATGGCGTGGCATGGGGGGCCTATGCCCAAGATCCGGAGCTGCAGGCGGTCGACCTTGAGTTTCGGCATGAATCTGGTACGCTACTCGGATTCGAGACGCTTGGTGTGGTCTCGACGACGACGATCAGCAAAGCGACCGACCTTGGTGGCAATAACCCGGCGACCGTGCAGGTGTATCCCGTTCGCTCGCGGAGGTCTATCAAGGCTGGTTCGATAAGTGTAGACGATGGGAGTTGACCGATGGCAGATGTAAGCTACACAGACGAGGCTAAGTTCCCCCTGAGCGCGGATGGCGGCAGGAACTGGGGTGCGATTATCAATGGCATTCTTGCCATCCTGGACCGTGGTCTGGAAGTGACCTTGACAGCGGGGGAGGCTATCTCCGAGGGTGATGTCGTGGCCCTCAAGGCGTCTGACGGCAAGATGTATAAGGCCCTGGCTACCAGTGAGACGTTGACTCCGGCCATTGGCTTTGCCCCGGCCGATGTGGCCAGCGGTTCAGAAGGCAAGGTGCTAGGCTTTGGTTACATCGACGTCAGGACGAGCTACGATGGCTCTTCCATCGAGTTCGATATCGGCGACGCCGTGTACGTCGGATCGACGGCGGGACAACTCGCGGCTACTCGAGATTCTTGGTCTAGTCCGGTCGGCTATGCCAAGGCCGCAACCAATAACTCATGGGATACCCGAATCATGGTCCGACCGGGTCCTCGCCGCGCCGAACTGTTCGAGCAGATCAGCATCGATAAACAAGCCCATTTCACTCAAGAGGTCTGGCTGGGCGATCTCGGCGCTGGCGAGGTTATTGATTGGACGCAGGGCAACAACCAAGCGGGTGTTTTGAACAATGACCTTGTCTTGAACTTTACGGCGCCATCAGGACCGGCTCATCTGACGCTGCGGCTCAAAGGTGATACGGTTGGAGGTCACACGCTCACGTGGCCCACAGCCGTCCAGTGGGCGAGCGGCGGTACGCCACCCGCTGTTTCGCTCGGTGCTAGTTACACCGATATTTTCTGTGGTTACTACGACGGGTCAGGGAATTACTACGGCTCGCTGGGAACGTCGTTCTGCTAAGGTGACATATGGCAAAGGTGTATGCAGGTGACCCAAACTGTTCGGCGGCATTCCAGTTCGAACCGAGCGCGCTCACGGCTGACTCCATCGGGTCGGCGTCGCTCGTTACATACTATGTCTATGGGACAGAGGCCGCGTCAGATACATCGAGCTTCCAGGAAGGTGACGGGTCGTGTCGCTGGGTCGGAGCAGCAGGTGACCCGTGGGAGCTGAATAACCCGCCCTCAGACTTCCCGCTTGAGCCAACGACGGGATCAGAGTCATTCTCGATAACGTTCTGGTACTACATCGATAGTAGCAACCCAGACAACACGTATTATATTTTCCGGAAGTCCAACAGCTTTTATGTCTGGCTTGACTATTACCCCGGCGATGATCCGGCGTCTGTGATACTGGCGATTACCTGTGTGTCTGAGACACTGGAGACAGATGTCACGATCGAGGCGGATAAATGGTACCACATCGCCATCACCTACGATGCACCAACCAAAGAATGTAACGTTCGCGTCTACGATGCTGCTACAGAAGGCGTCGAAACATGGAGCGACACTTTCACGTCAGCTCCTCCACTGAACCCTTACAATTTCGTCATCGGTGACTATTATGGCGATTGGACAGGCAATATGGACGACCTTGCGTTTTTCAAGGATGTCTTAACGGCTGGCGAGATTGATGCTATTCGCGGGGATACAAGTGCTAGCGGCGATGGCGAAGGTGCGACTGGCGACTCGTCTGCCAACGAGTTCTTTGGTCTGTCCCTTGGCCATATTTTTTAACTTATCGCATAACCTCCTTCGAAGGCCGGCTACGGCACACGCTGCCGATCCGGCTTTTTGTATGGAGTAACTTTTTTTTGTATAATGCGCATAATAGGCTTGACACCGCCTCGGCATGGTGGTATGAAGTGTTTATGCTGACCATACGATTCAATCCTGGTACTCAATTTCGGCAAGGCATTGTGTCTGGCTGGAATATCAATCTTTCGCGATGCGTTCGTGTGGTCAGCGCCTACAATCGCATCGCTCTGGGGGCGTGCTCCTCCGCCGCCCCCTTCCTTTTTGACCTAACTTCCGGCCGGCGGCGTAGTCTCGTTTCTCTCCCCTCCGCATCGCCGCTGGCCTTTTCTCTAGGAACGGAAAGCCCGATCAAATGGGGCCAGGCCACGACTTCGCTCAAGGAGGAGCGTCGCCGGACCGGCCCCTTCAAAACAAGGACGTACGCCGGTGGGTTCTCCTACTTAACCTCAGCGAGATTGGACGGATCTTGTTGGAACACCTGATGGAGCAGTCGCCGGCGTTAGTAGCAGGGATGTTGCGCTCGTGCGGGGTCGCCTTCTGAGAGCGACCCCGCACTGTTTTGACTGCCAGCCTACGTGATAGTAGGACTTCATATATGGCATATGAGTTCATGCCCGGCAAGGCGCGGCTTGGCATGGCGTGGCACGGCAAGGGTTTTTGATACCAAAGACAATCATGGGCATCTACAACAGATTACCGAACATCGAGCGGGTCCGCCGGGAAGTACGGAAGCGCCGTAAGTCTCCCAAGGAGAGGCGGCAGGCGCAGCAGGCAGACGCCGAAAGATTAACCGTGGACTTATATATTCGTGCCGACCGGGGCGCGTAGCCCGGCCCACCAGGGGACTGAGAAACGGTCGGCACTGTCATCATGCATCTTTACATCCGAAGCCCGGTCTGCTACCGGCCGGGTTTTACACGACGCGCGTGCCTGCGGTAAATCCGAACCTCGCGGCTACGGAGATCCGAGGCACGCTTTTACATAATGAGCATAGAGCTGGGAGGCTATATGACAAACCCGACACCAGAAACGAAAACGACTCTCCATGTGACCTGTGAGCGATGCCAGCATTGGCGTGCCGTCAAGCTGCCCGCCTCTGGCAACCCGGCGTGTACTTGTGGCGAGAGTGCCCGCTATCTGATCCATACGGGTGCCGCTGATAGTTGCGGGGAGTTCAAACGAAATACTTAACCCGATGTATTTGTAGAATCTTCTTGACTGTCGGTTACTCGGCGGGTATACTGGAAGGCCGTATGAATGCGTACCGTTGCATAAGTCTATAGGAGGATACAATGACGATTACCGCCACTCAGCGAGCCCAGCGGCAACGGTTCCTGGGGTCCAGCGATCTGCCTGTTATTATGGGCGTCTCCCCGTATTCCCGTACGCCAGCCGACATCTACTGGAGCAAGGTGGGGCCGTTGGAAGAGGAATCGCCTACCGAGGCGATGCAGCAGGGCAACTACCTAGAGGAGACCCTGATCCGATTTGCTGCCGATCAACTCGGTCAGGAGGTGTTGCACGAGCGAGAAGAAGACCTGTATCACGTGGCGCTGTGGGGACCTGGGAAAGGGTTGTTCGCGGCCAACCTGGACGGCTTGACCGCGGACCGCAAAACGAATGTCGAGTGCAAGTATTGCAACGCAGCGTACGCGGAGGGCTATGGCGACGAGGGGACGGACCAGATACCGGACCATGTTTTGGTCCAGGTCCAGCACCAGTTATACTGCGCCAACCTAGGCGATGCGTGGGTGGCCGCGGCGTTGAGCGGGTACAGTCTAAACATGCGTATGTATCACGTTCCCCGCGACGACGAGTTGATCGAGACGATTTCTACCTTCGGCGCACAGTGGTGGCGGAAGCATGTCGAAGCCAAGGTGCCACCAGAGGGAGGCGAGGTGCCGCCTATTGGTGTTCTCAAAGCCATATCGCGGCGCAAGGGCGTGACGGTCGAGTTGTCGGACGAGGTCCTGGAGATTGTCGAGCGACGGGAGTTGATGAAAGCCCAACTCAAGGAGTTGAAGGAACTGAGCGATGGCATACAACGGACGTTGATCTCTGCGTTAGGTGACGCGGAAATCGGTACCCTGCCGGATGGGCGTAAGATCACCTACTATCAGTATTCACGCAAGGGCTTCGATCAGAAGCGCCTACTGCTGGATCATCCCGAGTTGTCTGCAAAATATACAGGGAAGAGCTACTACAGAACTCTATACGTGAAGTAGAAAGGAAAACGATGGGAGCAATAGCGTTAGTGTCCAGTAAGGGCACGCTGAAAGAGATCCTGGGCGAGAAGGGATTCCGTGACTCCCTCCAGACGGTGGCCAGTAAATACATGAGCGCCGATCGCGTATCGAAAGTGGCGCTGTTGGCGGCTAGTCGTCAGCCGCGATTGCTACAGTGCACCGCGAGCAGCTTCCTCCAGTCGGTGATCAATGCGGCTGAGTTGGGCCTGGAGTTTGGGGGAGCGACGGGGCAAGCGTATCTGATCCCGTACAAGAGCGGGTACTTATCGAAGCAGGCTGGAAGGCCGGTGTATGAGTGCAAGTTCCTGCCGGGCTATCGTGGTTTTCTCGAACTGGCCTACCGATCTGGGCATGTGACGTTCATCGACGCCCAGCTTGTCCATGAGCGGGATGAGTTCGACTACGGCTACGACTATGGCGGGGGGGGCAGTCCGTTCATCAAGCACAAGCCGTACCTCGGGTCGGACAAGGGCTCGGTGATCTGCGCCTACAGCGTGATCATGCTCAAGGATGCCAGCGTACCGAAGATTGACTTCATGAGTGTCCAGGAGCTGGATCAGATCCGCGACTGTTCGAAGTCCAAGCAAGACGGGCCGTGGGTCACGTTCCCGGGTGAAATGCAGAAAAAGTCCATCATCCGCAGGTCTATCAAGTGGATCCGGACAACGCCGGAATTGACGGCGGCGGAGGAGGCCGACAGCGTCGACTACGATTTGAACGTGCTGCCGGCAGAGCCGGAACACACGTTGGGAACCGACGGCTGCAAAAAGCGGCTGGCCGCGATCGCTTCGAATCAAGTGCCAGCTTCTGCGGCTCAGGACATGGACGAGTCCCAAGATGGCCCCACGGATGGGGCCGAGTCGCAGGAGGGGCCTACGGAGCCGGAGGACACCGTAGATACGGGCGGTTCATGGATATGCGAGCATGGGCATGTCTTCGCAGCGCCCGTCGATGATGCGTGTCCGGTGGAGGGGTGTGGCAGTGCCAATATCGAGCAGATGGGGAATGTGGACGCGTGACGGCGTATCAGATCCAGGTCTTGGAGAAGCTGTACCGCCTGGCGGTGCAATTGCAGGTCAACCCGGCCGGGACCGGTGGGCCCTGTGAGGGGGGTTGTGGGCGGTTGGGGCATGAGGCGCACCACATTGTGAGGCGCTCCCAGGAACCGGGGATCCGGTGGAAGTACGAGCCTCGGTGGGGGGTGTGGCTATGTCATTTATGCCACATGGAGGCCGAGCAGGACCAGGAGGGTTTGTTGACCAAGATGGCGGTGTATCGGCCAGAGAAAGTCCGGCGGTTGCGCCGCTACATGGCGATGCACGATCGTGTCAAGTGCAAGTCGGTTAGTTGGGGCTGGCTGAAGACGTATTTGGAGCGTTGCGTGGCCCGGCTGCAGGCCAACTGGGCTACGGCGTATTGAGAAGGAGCGTAACCATGTCGATAGTCAAGTCAATCGTGGGTGGAGTGCTGCTGTTGGCCTCAGTGCCTGCAGGGATGGCCATGGTGGTGCTCGTAGTAGGGCTGTTGGTGTTGACGGTGGGGGTGATACTGATCGGGCTCCCGGTCGTGGGGATTGCGATGGTGGGACTCTACCTGCTGCGGCCTTGCTTGCTGGATAACCTAGAGAGAAAACGGACCGAGCGAAAGGAGTCCTTCCCATCGGACGTGCTGAACAATTGAGACGCTGGCTGGCAGGAGATTCCCAGCATGATACTGTGCGCGACGAGTGCGTGCCGGACTACTCGTGCTGCCATCCGGAGCTTGGGATATCACTCGAAGCGCGTCAGGTCTACGTAGAGGCACATACTCGCGAGGACCACAAAGCGCTCAATCACTTTACCTATGCGTTTCTGGCACGGAAGCTGGGTCTATACGTTAAGGAAGACACCAATGTTACCCCCATCCCCTCCTAACCAATCCGATAGATGCGACAGGAGCAAGCGATGCGTAATCTGAAGGTCCACCCAATCGCCGACTGGCTTCCAATGATGAGTGAAGCGGCCCTGAGTGATATGGTGGAGGATATCAAATCCAACGGCTTGTTGCATCCCATAGTCCTCTACGAAGGGAAGATCTTAGACGGGCGTAATCGCTATCGGGCCTGCCAATTAGCGGAGGTCGAACCCGTGACGGTTACGCCGGAGATCGAGGACCCTGTGTCCTTCGTTGAGTCATGTAATCTGCGGCGGCGTGACTTAACCACAGGCCAGCGAGCCATGTTTGGCGCGAACAAGGTGGAACACTACGAGGATGAGGCGAAGAAACGGCAGAAGCTATCAAAGGGGCGTGGCAAAAAAGGTAAGGAAACGGTGCCTGACCTTAACAAGGGTCAATCCCGCGACGCGGCCGGGGCCACAGTGGGTGTCTCCGGTAGGACGATCGACAAAGCGACAACGGTGTTGAGGACGGGCGATGAAGAGTTGATTGGACTCGTTAAATCAGGGGAGATGGACGTCACCAAAGCTGCAAACGTGGCAGCCCTTCCGCCAGAGCAAAGGGCGATGATATTCAGTGACGCGAAAGCGAATGAGTGGACGCCGAGTCAGATTGCACGAGAGGCCCGTAAGCTGTCACCAAAGAAGTCCACGAAGAAGGCTGATCGACCTTACGATACGTCTGCTCAACTAATCAAGCTAAACAAGCTGCTCACGGATTTCATGGACAAGTGTCCTCCTAAATACCTTCCGATGATGGTCAGTAACGGCATTGCAATTCTTGAGGAATATAATCATGAATGATGATCGCGAGCTACGGACGACACAAGAAGATGATGAGTACATGGATGCGTGTCCTCACACTGAGTTTTTGGAGTCACTTCACGGCAACCAGAGTTGTAATTGGCATATAGCCCTAAGTGAACTTTGCGACAACTCATTCGACCACAAAGCCGCTCGCGTTCAGATCCAATTTCGCGGCAAGAGAGACCTCGAAGTCTTGGATGATGGGAATGGATGCGATGATATGGCTCGCATGATGAAACTTGGAATGCACGATAATCGACGCAACAGTGGGCTAGGGAGATATGGAGTTGGACTCAAGGAAGCTGGGGGTTGGCTGTGGGGCGTGATGGTAATAGAGACGGTTTGTCAAGGCTACGTACGGAGTACAACAGTTGACTGGGAGAAGTGGCGTAAGTCTGGTTCGTGGCGTCTACCGAAGCCGAGACCCGTTCCAGCTCTACCGGAACAAGTTGGTACAAAGTTGACGTTCGCCCGCATAGATCGCAGCCCGCCCGACTATGAAAAGTTGCGCGAGAAGCTGTCTTATGTATTCGCGCCAGCGCTTGAGGATGGCAAACAGATCGTCATACAGAGGACTCGGCGCAAACCAATGGTGTGTGCCGCATGGAAGATGCCGCCGCTCACGGATGTCATAACGACCGATTTGGTTGTGGCCGGCAAGCGTGCATCAATTCACGTGGGCATCATTGGAGAGGGGGCTGATACGTCGCAGTACGGGTTCAATTATTCATACGAGCATCGCAATATCAAGAATTCCGCTTTCGGCGGCAAAGGCCACAGTGTCCGACGTATTTGCGGGCAGGTTACATTGTCCAGAGACTGGAAATTGTCGAAAAACAAGACAGACATTGCGGAAGGCCAGGATTTACTCGAAGAAAAACTCTATGAGATTTGCGAGCCAATTATCCTGAAGGCCGAACAGCAGGCGGAAGTGATCTACAATGACAAGTTTACGCATGAAATCAACGCATCACTCAATGAGATAGTGACAACTCTACGCAAAGCAAAGCGGGAGGCGACGGGCAAGAAGCCGGGGACCGTTAGCCCTAAAGGGACAAAGCGTCGGGTTAGGAAGGCCGATAAGACACAGCCCGGGGGTGATATTTTAGGCAAGGTGGCGTCGCGAGGATTGCGAATAGAACCTGTTCGTAGCCTCAATGGCCTTATTACTGACGTCGATCTCACAGGAAACGTCGTAAAGGTGAATGAAGACCACAATTGGTATATCACCATGCGAGAGAATCG